CCCGATAGCAGAGGTGCCGTTACCGATCAAAACACCATTCGCAGTGAGTGTGGAAACACCTGTTCCACCATAAGCTACTCCCACATCCGTTCCCTGCCAGACACCTGTAGCTATCGTTCCCAGTGCAGTTATAGAGGTCGTAACAACTCCGGAGGCTAGGCTGGTACCAGAAAGAGCGGATGCAGCTACCGTGCCACCGGAGTTCGTAGCGGCGTGGGCGTGAGTGGCGTTGCTCCATGAGGTTGATCCAATCGTGGGCGTAGATGTCCAAGCGGGTTTACCTGATGCAGTTTCAAGAAGCTGTCCTGACGTACCGATCGGAAGTCTGCTCAACTGGGTCGAAGTGCTAGCATACGGAATATCGCCAGTTGCTTGAGAATTAAACGAGTGTGCTGTAACAGATTCCCATTCTGCCTGTGTTAGTTCAGTTCCTACAGAACCATGTACCAATTCATTTGCCATAACTACCTCACGTTGTTAAAAGTATCCCATCAAATCCGCCACGCCTTGCGCCATCCCTGACCGCTTCTGACACACGATCTTCGAAATCGTCCATGCCGTATATATCACCCATAAGGTTAATATTCATTGTCACTGGCGCACCCATCCCACCGCTTCGATTGAGAGGCGTGACAAGTTCCGGCCCAGCCTCGCCGAGCATGGCAAGGGTTGGTTTTCTTACTATGCCACCCTTCGCCAATTGAGGAATGAGAGGGATATTCATTCCGAACTTAGTTCCATCAAACAGACCTGGAATGCCTGGAATGTCAAAAGCGATTTGATTTAAGCCGGAGATCACTGCATTAATGAGTCCGATCATATCGTTGATGGGAGCCTTCACCATGCTTACCCCAGCCGAAACAGCGGCACCTAAACCGGACCAAACTGTATTCCACAAAGCAGTAATCGCTTCAAGGGCAGTTTCTAAACTACCTCCTGGCAGTAACCATCCGAAATGCCTTTCAAAAGCATTTCTCAACGTGTCCCAGATTTGCGCCGCATGTTCCACAATAGTGTCCCAATTCTTCCAGACCACAATCACCGCAGCAATCGCTGCAACCAATCCCAGCACGATTAATCCTATTGGACCCATAGCTATATTTAGAACAGTCATCGCGCCCGACAAAACAGTGGACGCGACTGACGCAACCGTCTGTGATGCAGCCATAGCACTGATACCTGTCGTTAGAGCCGGAATCATAATTACCATTGGTCCAAGTGCATTAGCAAAGGAGCCGATCGGCGTTAACGCTCCCTTAACCTTATTCTTCATTATGTCAAATCGCTCAGATGTGGTCAGGGTGCTGGCACCAAGTTCCGCGACCTTGCCATCCGAATTCTCCATAGCGGCAAGCATCTCATCGAGTGAAAATACACCCTTGTCGATAGCATCCTTGAATCTAATCCCTGCCCCTGCACCAAATGCACTTGTCGCCAGGGCAAGAGCCTCAGTATCTGACTCCGCATTTTCAATATTGCTGACCATCTCCTGAAGTCCGGCGGAGATGTCAGTAACCCCTTCTTTCGCCAGCTTTCCTATCGCGGTATTTAGTCCAGGCATCATCTTGGAAGCTGAGAGTCCAGCCGCTTCCATATTGCCAACAAGGGCAGTCGCCTCATCCAGCGACAGCCCCAGAGTCTGCAATTGAGGCCCGAACTTGACCACGGTATCAGCAAGTGCGGTCATCGGGACACCGACAGCCTGAGAAACGGCTGTCAGTTTGTCGAGTTGTGATCTTGTTTCAGAAGCCGGAACACCGAAGGCAACCATCGAGTCAGCCACCGCTTTAATCATCGGGTTGGCATCCTCGCCCATCGCTCTTGAAACATCCAGGAAGGCCTTGCTGACATCCTCTAACTCCGCTCCCTCGAGCGCAAGCTCAGTATTCAAATCAGCAATAACGCTGGACACTTTGGCAGCATCCTGCGGGACATCTCCCCAAACGTTTTTGAAGGACTGGTTCAATCCTTCAAGTTGCTCCCCGCTTGCGCCTGTCCCTGCGGCGATTGTATTGGTCGCCTCCTGATACTCCTGGCCCAACTTAGCAGCACCCGCCGCTGCAAGGGTCAATGCCCCAGACGCAGCCGCCACGCCTTTCATGGCAGACTGCATCTTGCCCCCCATGCCCTTGACATTAGACTCAGCCGTTTTAGTATCGGCATCCACCTTGATGGTGACTGTATTAGCCACTTGATTTCTCCGCGTTCAATCCAACTATATTTAATAACCGCAATATCCCGACATCCTCGGACATAACCTGAGATGGAAGGCAACTATACCGCTGACATATGCCGTCAACAATCTCTGCCGCCTCCAACTCAACAGGCTTTTTCACTATCGACCCATCCCTATTACTACCGCCACCAACTGCTTTCCATTTCGCTATGCCGAGGCTGAGGCTTCCCCCGCGGAACTCGCAGCGTTACTCCACGCTCCAAGGACCGCCGTACAGACTGATGGAGGTAGCGTTAGAAATCCATCCGCATCAGCGGGAACCGAATTCCCCTCTTCATCCTCCAAATTCCATCCCTCAAGAATTTTGTCGCCGAACATGATGAAAGCGTCTTTCAGGTCGCTGGCGTTTGCATCGCCAGAACCTGCAAGCATCTGCAAGTCCAGAAACGTCCTTAAATCCACATCCAACTTCGCCTCTATCCGCATACCCTCATATTCCGCCTGTTCAAACTCCAAGATAGCCTTCCGCCTCTGGATTGTGAACGGTTTTACACCATTAGAGTGTGCTTTTGTTGTAACCATTTTATGAAACCGTCGTCCAGGCAGGTACCGTGCCACTGGCAAGGTTTAATGTCACAGTCCACGTGTATGAACCATCTGTTGCCCTTGTCAGATTGTAAGAGGCTACCTGCATTTCCATAGTTAACTCAGGATTTCCAGTTGTCGCGCCGCCGATTTGAATAGTCACAGTCCTCGTACCTGTGCGCGTCTTAAAAACATCATGCGACATATTAGATGAAGGATTAAAAACGCCATTGACCGACAGATCAGAATCCGACATACCAGTGATTCGCTCTCTGGCAGATTTGTCCAACCCAGTCGTATCAATCAATTCCTGTGAAATGTTAATCGTATAATCCGTGATGTCATTACTGATCGTACGGAGTGTGCCGCCACTATCATCTATCTTGAATACATCGCCTAAGCCAGTTTGTTTCGCCATTGTCGTCTCCTTATGACCTGCTGAATCCTACAACTATCTTTGCGTTACTGAACGTTCCAGTTGTCGTTACTTTTATATATCTTTGAACTGTTCCTTCGTTTGTTAATCGTTCCACTGACGGAGCCGCCGCCGCCGCAACGGTTGAGAAAGTCATAAAATTGGTATATGTCCCACCGCTAGAAGTAGCTTCCTGTAAATTCACCGTGACACTACCAGAATCAAGGCTTAACAGTTGGAGATAACCAGTGCCGCCGTTTGTCGTGGCTGCACCACTATCAACCACTGTGCCTGACCCAGCCGAAGAATGTGTATCATCGTGCGCAGTTAGCATCTCGCCAAATTCCACATCCGTTGCGTTAGCACTGAACGTCGCATTGGCGGCAATTGCAGAACCTGAAGCGTTGGTGGTTGTATAAGTCCCCTGCTTTGCGACTAACCCAGCAAACGGATCACCTACTGCTGAGCCAAAAGGGACCACCACCTCCTGATCCGCAGTGGGGAGTTTACCGCTGTTTGATGTCCAGACCGCATGCTGCCTACTGGCTGCATTGTCGAACCACGCATCAACCGTGATCTCCGAATCCGCAATGCCAACGATCCGCTTCCGAGCTGATACGTCCAAAGTAGTAACATCGAGAAGTTCTGAGGTGTAGCCAATCCCACCAAGGGCATTGGCATCACCGCTCAGATCGTAGCCTTCCACAAACAACCGCACATTCAATCCATTTTGTTTAGCCATAAATCACTCCTACGGCGTTATAGTCACTTCACTATACAACTGCATTTCAAAAGGTACGGAAACAGTCCTGAATACTCCGCCGCCCATGTTCAAATAACCTATGGTTGCCGAACCTACACTGGAGTCCGTAACATGCCCTCCAAGGTTTGCGTCAGACTTTAATTTACTGTCTATTTCCACCATCGCATCCCAAACTTCCAACTCTATGCTTTCACGAACATCCGCAGAGTCCTGCATCCTGAAAAAGGCTCGGATCATAACTGATACTCTTGAACCTATATCGCCAAGGGTTTCAAAAGCCGGTATGCGACCAGTCATCCAAAACGCAACGACCGGAGTCCCTGCTATCGCTAAAGGCTCCCCCCTGTATACCGCCACAAACGGAGGGTCTGTAATGGTTGACAATAGCGTGTCAATCTGGGCTAAGGCTCCTGAGCGGCTCAACCCATCGCCTCCGCAATCGCCTCGCCGATGTATTCATCCATTAAGTCGGGACTGCTTTCCATATGCAGTCTGGCCTTCTCGAACATATGATAGCCCTTGAACTTGGATGTTTTATTTCGCTCACTTATACCCTCAACCCATGATGAATAGATCAGGTTATTTCCGTACATCGCCTCCCCCGCATCCACTTGGACTAGATTGTCCCTGACATCCTTAGCCATCACATGCCTCTTGAGTTCCCCAGTCACCTGCCCATGCCCCGGATATAACTCTTTCAGGACAACATTCGCGCCCTCAATGGTGGCAAAGTGAAGTAGCCCATTATTGACGGCTTCCTGAAAACCCAATCCAACCTGTGCTGGAGTATCGAACATCGGCCCCTCTGTCTGAAATGAAACTCCGGTCATTAGAAAATCACCCCATCCGTAATGCCTGAAATCCTGAAACCATCAAGGCTCATCAACACTGACTGAACCTCTCCGGCAGCGGTGGTAATTGCCGCATCCCCTGAACCAATTGCCGTAACAGTCCCAAGGTCACGATCTCTGAAAGCAATCCTTGCAAGGGACAGACAGGCGAGCGCAACCTCCGGTGGGTAGTCATACCTGTACAACGCCGCTCCGCCGCTGTGCGTGGCTGCTGTGGTGCCATTAACCCCACGTTCAACCGTGAGAGTGTTGCCACTTATGCTAGTGATATATAGCTGTTCACTGTCTATCAGAACCACTTGGGCTGGCCCAAGATTAGCAGCCGAGGTCACTGAAGCAGATGTAGCCGTGGTTGATCCAATGGCATCAGCAGTTGTAACGCTCACTGTGTTTGCCGTATAGCCCCATTCAGCCAGTATCGAAAGAGTCTGTTGCCCACTGTCCAAACCCTTCGCAGTATCTTCATTTAATTTGAAAATATATTTCGGCGAGGAGTTATACGGCATCAGGAAATAGTCGTTGGCATAACCCTCGGTCAATGTCTCTGAAGTTGCCCGATCTGTTGCTCCATACGCCGTAACGGTAGTCGCAGAAGTAAGCCAACCATCCAAGGCAATCACACCCGGTGTTGTCATAGACGTATTAATCCCATTGGACATCACCTGATACTGCGGTGTCTGACGGAGTGTTGATATACCAATATCATAATATCTAGTCTGCGTCTGCGGGCCAAAAGAACCACCTCCGCAGTAATCGTCAATCCTGCGGCTGCTTGCCTCAAGGATTGTACGAATCATTGCAGCATCAGAGGTCCAGCCTGATGAATAGGTCGTCCCTGACAGGAAGTCCCTGAGATCATCCGCTGTTGCGTAGGTATGGCGAAGTGCCATTATTTATTCTCCTCCGTTGTCTTGGCTTTATTCCCCGGAGCCGTAGTCATTTTACTGAAATAGTCTGGATACTTTTTAAGAGTCTCCGCCGGAACATCATAGGTTTCACCCTTTTCATAGATTTCCCCTGTTGCCCCAAACGTGACATTTACTAAACTTTTAGCCTTTACCATTATTCCCTCCCTGCTTAGGTGCGGGACCGAAGCCCCGCACCCTGCATTAAATTACCTACGCAGCCCTTGAAATCTTGAACGCATCTGACAAGCCAACCTGTCCGTCACCTCGCCTCGTGGCGAAGAAACCGACCTGATCGTTCCCCATGTAGAGGCTGTCATTCCGCCTTATCGAGAAACCAACCCTGTCGAAGACATAGTAGTTTCGGAAGTCTCCGAATATAGCGATCTTCTCGGTTGACGTAATGGTTGCACCGAGGCCGCTTACAACGTCTGTCGCCACTACTGGTCTACCGAGGATGAACGCCGAGGGTGCCGTTGTTATATCAGCAATCCCTGTCACGCCGTTACCTGTCACCTGAATCTGGTTTATCAGGCTATTAATGGCAGACTTCATCACCCATGTGCCGTTGGCACGGAACTGAGCATTGAGCGCATAGTGCGTACCGATAAGGTCAGCGGTTACAACCGATGTAGCGTTTGCCATCGTGTAGAAAGCCACATCCCCATCCGACATGATTCCGGCGTACTGAGTAGTATTATTTCCGCTGATGATTCCGACATCCTCAAACCGTCCGGCAGTCTCTTGGAAAACCTGAGTCAGCAATGCCGGAAGATTGATCGCCGAGTCATCGAGCAACTCTCTCGTGACCTTGATAAGCCCACCGGACTTCTCAAGAGAAAATGCAACCTGTCCAACCGTAGGAGTCTGGTCGCTAAAAGCTGCTTCCTCTGCTATCGCCGCCCAAGTTGCTGAACCCATTGTAGGAACATAACCATCTTTGCTGGACACACGGATTACCGTGCAGAGTGGGCGAAGCTGACTACCGGGTACTCCCGGATCATGTATCGTTTGATTAACGAACTGCTCAGGCACGAAGAACCCGCCTTCGGCATCTGTATCTTCCTGCATGGCCTTGACTTCATCCAGCGATGCAGTCTTCCAGAAGATGTCATCTGATGGACTCCTTAGCCACTTAACGAAGGTGTCAGTCTGGAACTCAGCATGCTGCTTTTCAGTAACACCCATGGCTGACTGCACCCACATTGGCTGTGCCATTGCGGGTAAGCCTTTGACCCATGACGATGGCTTATAACTCGCCTTATTTCTTGCCCCAGTGTCGTTGGGGTCATAGTTCGCTGCGTCCTTGTCAGCAATCGGAACGGTATTTACCGGACGATTGAAGTCACCAGACAACTGCTTTAGTTTTGCTTTTCCAGCCTGAATGGACTCAACGCTGTCTTTGGTCTTGTTAGCTTCAGCATAAACCCTTTCAAACTGTTCGATATCACCACTGTCCAACGCCGCTTGCGCTTGGGTGAACAGCATTTTCGTCTGTTCGATCATTTCTAATTCAGTCAAAATTCACTCCTTCATTTTTGAGATTGATAATTCTTGCAGGGCAAATCGGGCGCGAGCAAGGCGTAATGATCTTTCAGCCGTTTCCAAGGCGGACGTTGCCGTGTCGGAGGCAGCCTCATCTAATTCGTCTTCCGCGTCTGCTTCGCCAGTTGCAGCTTCAAATAATATACCGTCATGGTCATTACACCACTTCCTGCCTTCCGCCTCTGACCAGTCATCAATAGACAATCTGTACGATGCGATTTGCCAGTCACCTGACTCGGCATCACGCCCGAATAGAATAGTCACGGACCTTCCTTCAAAGTCACCGGACTCAATCGTTTCGGTTCTGGATCGAAAACGATCAAAGCCTTCAGGGTCAGCAATACGGCAAGCATGGAAATTCGGGTATGGCTTGGAACTATCAGGAATATCCGCAGACCTTAATTCTGAAGGCTTGCGCCCTGCGTCCCTCAAGTGTCTTGCGAGATGGTTGAAAACAGCCCTTCGGTCAGTTTCAGGAATCTCAGATCGCCTACTGTTTAATGCGCTTATCGAGTTGGTAACGGCGCGAACATTGGCTGCACCACTTTTTCCATTGCGCCCAATGTGATGGTGAAGATATTTGTAGCTGGACTTTAATTCCGGATCACCTTCAGGATTTACCCAAGCGTGTGATGCGCGGAGCAAGGCAGCACCGCCCTTGATTCGAGTCCTCATCAACCCAGCGTCCCAAGCATCCTCAACCCATGCTGTAAGGTGAGAGGGTATTGCGCCCTTCTCCATCTTGGCTTCCTTCGCTGCGATGGTCGAGGTATCCGGTGAGGCCCCTCTGATAACGGTTGACACTTCAACCCAATCTAAAT